CTATTGTAGCAAAGTTTGGTTTGCTTAATACTGGAGCAAAATATGTATTGAACAATGCATAACCTAATGGGTTATTTGCCAACATACCTGCTGGTGTTTTTAAACTATCATCCCATTCAGGACTAAGACTGCCGCCATCCCAGTATACACTCATATCCCACATTGACCAGTTTACCAAGTAGGTGTATTCTGTGTATGCCACTGCCGCCGCTTCTGGATCTGTATTCCAATCAGTAGCATAACCACTCGGATCATATAATCCTGCGTCAATTGCTTCTTTCATAGCAAGATGTAATGCTGTGTTTTGCCAATCAAAACTTGGTTCATTACCAATTCTAATATCTGGATTCATTTCTACTGCGTCTGAACTGCCAGGCACTGCACCCGGAATACCAAATGCGTGTATGGTGTGGAATATGTGTTCGAATATTTCTTCGATATCTCTACGCTGTGTTGGAGGATTGTTACCGTTGATATTTCTATACCATACCATATCCTTTTGAGCAACACTGTCATTGAATGCTTGTAGTCCTGCATAACTTGCTATGCCGGCATCTTCTAACCAGTTAGGTGTATATGTACTTCCGCCGCCATAGCCAACTCTTTGTACTGTAGGTATTCCTGCGTGTTTCGTTCCAGCGTCACCACGTAGTGTTTTAATAAAATTGCGTTGATGTGTAGTGTTAATGCCAGCGCCGTTAGGGTCAGTCATTAATTCAAATGTTCTTGCAGTTTTCTTTGCCCATTCATCTGGTACTGCTAGTTGTCCGCCTACTGCTCCTGCAACAACCAGTTTCAATCCGTTTACAGTTAGGGCTCTGTCAAACACTGTACCATTGTTCTCGGCAATTAATGCACCATTGTTGTATTCTGCATCTGCTGGTACGCCTGGTACTGCTGGTATTGCTGGCGAACCTGATCCAAAATATGGATCATCTATTCTAATTACAGGAGGATTTTTTACTGATTCACTATACTGCAAATTATCAATAGTTGGAAGCGTTCCTTCTCCTGCACGCTTGAGATAGACGTTAATTTCCTGTCCGTCTGCTGGCACATAAGGCAGTGTCACTTCATTCGTGCTACCGTCAGCAACCACATAGTAATCCGCACTGCTTTCAACACTATCCCAACTGTCCGTAAACCAAGGTAGTGCATCCCATCCTCCAGTCACATCAAATGTTGTTCCCTGTATTTGTACACCACCAAAGTCTATACCAGTCATTAACTGATTGAGCTCCTTGCCCTTCATTCCTTCCGTTGGTGAGTAGTATTTGTTAATTCTATTGACGCTGTCCAACAGTTCGTCATTCTTGGTATATTCAACCTTGATTACGTCGCCCTGTATCGGAGCATTGTTGAATACTATTCTTCCCTGCAACAGGGTATATCCATCGATTATCTTAGTAAACAGTGAAACGGAATATTCACTAGCCAGCACCGTTTGATTGTTTTTGGTAATGCTAATCTTTGTCTTGTCAACAGTTGGCGCATATCTTAAGTCAAACACTGCCGTATTACCGGTTGCCGTAAAAGTCTGGCTATCCGTAAAATTAGTAAACAGTCCTTCCTTGTTTATTCTGTCAAATTTTACCTTAAGTTCGAAACTTCTGCTGTTGCCTTCACCAAGATAAGCAACTGCTTTTGCAACATCCGTTGACGCTCCATTTCCACCCACCAAACTAACTGTTGGTGTCTTGGTGAATCCTCTTCCCTTGTTAAGAATCCTAATTCCCGTGACTGACCCACTACTTATGAAAGCCTGTGCGGATGCACCGGTACCGTTGCCTTCAATCACTACCCTTGGTGGACTGGTATAACCACTGCCTGGGTTGGATATCACTATATCCGTTATGCTGTAGCCTCGATTGTCAAACCATGTCTTCCACGGTTGTTGTGTCATCAAGGTACTATTTTCATTTACGGCAATAATTTTTCCATCAACATCAGAATAAACAGCAGGCAAATCAAAGTCATTGGCTGCTACTCCGTTACCTTCTAACTGTTCGTATCTACTGACATACTCTCTAATGGTTGTTCTATATGGTTTAACTTCTTCTATGTAACTCTGATAACTTTCTAGATTGTCGTTACTATAGTTAGGAATAACCTTTAGATTACCAACGTTGTGTATCGCCTTTAGGAAACTGGACTTGAACAACCAATCAACGTATGTTTGCTCGTGCATCACATATCTAATGCTGTTAAAAAATAATCTGTTCCATTCAATCTTGTAATCGCCCCGGAATATATCTTCCTTGACTGCACTAATGATGTTCCTTAATTCTGCCGTTGGTTCCAAATCATACAATCCGGTATCAAAGTTTACCACATTGTCAAATCCAACTCCAGAAACAACCGTGTCATATAAATTTTTAGAAAGTTGTATTGTTCCGTTCTGCCTTCCAACCAATTCATAATTGCCCAAGGGTAAATCACTGCTTTCTGCCGTTTTCTCAAATACTGCCCAGCCACCGGAACCGTATTCCTTGATTCTTATTAAATCGCCAACGGCAGTTTGTATTGAAGGTTCCACCGAAACATCAACTATTTCCTTAGTTATTCTTGAAGTCGTTCCATATCCTGTCTTCCACCAGTCAACGTAATTCCAATACTTTCTGGTATCGAACGCCTGTGACGCACTTCTATAGAATGTCTGTCTTATGTCATCCCAAGCATAGATGGACCAATAGTTGTTTGCCGTGCTGTCGTTTTCCACCAATACGGAAAACTGTCTTACCACAGGATTGGCATTCGTGTAATTTGATCCTGAACTTACCATTGCAACCTCAACAATTCTTCCCTGATTGTCAATGTGGGTGATTGCTTCTGCTCCCGCTCCATCTCCCTGTATGGTAACCTTTGGTCCTGGGTATACGCCAGGTGCTTCAGTGTCAAATAATTCTTGTGGCTTGTATCCAAATCCAGGATCAACAATATCAATTGAGGAAATTTCATTATTAATAATATTGGCTGACAATTTTGCCTGCTTGACCCTTACCGTTCCAACATTCTCCAAATCAATCACACCATCAACCTTGGTATCATATAGATACAATTCGTTCGATGGTTCATTGTCAACAAGATTTAGTTTTTCAAAATTAATCGTGTTTGCAAATGCTTCCTTAACCAGTATTCCATTAATGTATTCTATGCTCTGCTGGAGAATCTGTTTTCTATTAACAAACATGCTCTGCCTAGGGCGGAAGTTCATTCCATACTTCTGTTTTTCAGGTATGTTTGGATCGGGAACTCTATTTCCCTGTACGTCATAACCAACCAAACTGTCAATCCACTTCTTCTCAAGTTTGGCATTAGGAACGCTGTTTTCATCATTTTCAGTTAGCAACAGGAATTCGTTGTGTGCGGCATTGTTATTTGTTGCTGAATTATAATATTCAAGATTCAACACACTAATGCTATCACTCACTATATTTTTGTAATTGTAGAAAAATATTCTATTGTCTGCCGCAAGTGCAATATAACTGTTTCCTAGAGTGGTAGGATTGTTGATTAGTGCCGCAACTTCTGCTGCACTAATTGTTCTGCCTAGAGTATTTTCAGGAACCGTAACCTTATTGCTTACCCAATAGTAGTATTTTGTTTCAGTAACCAGCCCCGTGTTTACATTTAGGAATTCCTTAACGCTGTATACGTTATCATTAGGATATAGCGGTTGTCCTGAAACTCCAAGTTGTAATCCTTCGGTGGTGTCTGCCAGCACTGCCCATTCTGATGGTAATAGTTTGGATTCAACCCATTCGTAAACCTTGATTGATGATCCTTCTGCCTGTGCTCCCCAGTTTGCTAATCTGTAGGCTGTGTCACCCTGTTCATAGTCAATCCATTTTGCACTTGATACATCCCACCATAGTCTTCCAACATTTTTGTCAAACCATGCCACTGAACTATCTACAACAACTTCTTCAGATCCCACATTGTATGTTGCTGGATCATACAGTGTCTTGTATTCTATTTCTTTTTCTGCTGCCGCTAGAATTTTTAATTTTGCTGGATCAACAACTTCCATGTCCTGTATTTTATTGTCGCCTGCTTCATTATATAACGCAATTCTTTTTATTCTTGAAAGATCCACTCTATCGGGTTCGCTTCCTACTATGCTTAGGCTTTGTACGTTTGAATCTTTTCTAAATAGCCTTATCATTCCTGTAACGTCGCCAGAAAAATCTAGAGTTGGACCGTGTGTCGTAGGTTCAATATAGTTTGGTGATCCTACAACTATTACATTATCCGTACAATACAGACTGTATCCAAATGATTCATTGGTGCTTAAATCATCTTCTAATTTTTCAGTTAACAAATATTTCGATCCTTTGAGATCGAACACATATACTGCACCACTATATCCACCATAGGTGCTAAATGTAGTGTTCGAATCATCAAAACTTGTTTCACTTCCGTCAAATCTAATTGGTAGATTATAACCAGTATTATTTGCACCGATTACAATCTTGCTTGAATTATTTGTAATGCATGCTGATTGTCCAAAGTATTCATTTGGATAAATTCCGTAACTTTCAATTTTCTGCTTTAGTCTATATCTCGTTGCTGTTGAATCAGTTTCATATTTAAAAATATATGCACTGCCCTGATTTTGTAAATTTTTATCAGCCTTTGGACTAGTAACAACCAGTGTGTTTCCTGTATGGTCTAGATCAATGGCATAACCAAACATATCACCCGTGCTAATAATTTCTTCGGCAGGTAAATCACTAATTTCTGCTAGACTTTCTGCTGTTATAGTTTGCTGTAGACTGTAAAATCCTTGTGCATTTTTAGTATAAATGAACACCTTACCAACGGATTCTGAAGAACTATCTCCAACGTTGACCCAAGGATAACCATCATCAGGTGGTTGATTGAAACTTCTAATCGTGCTATCAGGTCCTACAGATGTTGCACCTAAATTTTCTAATTTGTGATAGCCGCCTTGGTATTTTACCACATCATTTTCTACATATTCATAATTAGGCTGCCAGTTTCCTCTAAAGTTTGCAAAATATTGTCCATCTGCCTGAACAGCACCTATAACTAAAGTTGAAGCATCACTATCAAATGCCAAGGAACTACCAAACCGATCTCCTTCTTTGATCAATTCTGCCAGTTGATCTTCTGAAAGTATCCCTGATGCTAGTGTTGATCCATCGTCTTCTATGCTCACGCTTGATGGTAAAGAAACATTAGTATTAACTTCGTCTAGTCTAATCCAATCATTACTTTCAATAGTAATTGTGCTACCGTCACCTTCGTTGTCTTCCAATGCTTGCCATAAATTACCATTGTAAAAAACTATCGAACCCTTAGGATAGAAACTATTCTGCGTTACGGTTCCTGTTCCTTCTCCTTTCTGTCTTGCCACAAATATCTGTCCTGGGGTATTATTTAATGATCCCAGAGATCGGAAATCTGTTGTTCCTAATGTATCAATTGTGTATGTTCTTCCTGCTAAAATTTCAGTAGCCGGAAGTGTTCCGCCTGGTTGATATATTCCTCTATAATTAGGATTCTGTATCAACTTCCAACCATTTGCTTCAGTATAATCATATATGTATACCCTGCCCTTGGTATCGTTGGAACCAGGAGCAGATACTGCCATGGTATATCCGCCTGTAGTTTTAGCAATGGAAATTTTGCTACCAAAAAATTTGTCACCATCCGCTCTAGGACTTACGTAACTTTCAACATAATTCCATTGTTGGGCATTATATCTATAGATTGAAATCATTCCTTGGTTTTCATAACCTGGATTTGTGCCACTTTCTCGTGCTTCAATGTTAAAGGTCTGTTCCCAATCCTCAGTGTAAACATTAATTGTGCTTCCGTCACCTAAGACTGTATTCTTAGCCTTCCATAAATTTCCTTCATATAAAACTATATCATTAGGAGCATAAGTCTCATAGGTACTAAATATCCCTTTATAGTTTGTTGGAACTCCACTGGCACCTGGCGATCCAATCACTAACCATTGGTTATCAGGACTTATTGCTAGTTCTTCTCCAAAGGTATTTCCTACTGCTCCTGTGAAACCTGAAAGAGGTTCTAGTATTTGTTTAACAGAAAGACCCGTTGCTGTTTCTAGGTAAACAACAACTATGCCCGAGCCCGGAATTGATCCTATGGTTTGTTGTAAATCTTCTGTGTATAAAACTTTTTTACCTGTGTGTTTAGGAACAGAGCTGCCAAAAGATTCTATTTTTTTCGAAGAATAAATCTTATTTTTTTCAACTACTTCCCATCTATCATTTCCATTGTTATCAATGAAAAGTTTTGATTTTTTATCTAGTAGTGCTGTGTTTTCTATATCCAAAACATCGTAACTTTCAAATCTTGCATTGGTTAACAATATGGGATAATTTAACGAACTTGGTTCGAATTCTAAATCAATTGGTGGCGTTTCGGTTACGAAAGATGCCGTAAAGTTTGTTACAGCAGTAATTTTTTGGAATCCATCAACATCTCCAAAAGTTTTAAGTCCAACTATATCATCTACACTAAGATTATGTCTCTTACCAAATGTAAGAGTTACAGTATTTCTTTCTGTTGTAAGATTAACAATAGGAAGTTCATTAACAAAATTAACTCTTAAAACTGTCCAACTCTGCTTATCAAATGTTACCCAGATATGATCATTGTTGCTAACACTATTAATGTCAATGTTTAAAATATCATCCCTAGTTTTAACAATATATTTTGTTTGATCTACCTTGACATACCCTGCCGTCCTCATGTATTCCTTCACAGAGGTAGTTGGATTAATCTTGGTCGTATAAGGAATAGGTGCAAAATCAAAGTCTGATTGATTTACTCTATAATATCTATCAACTGAATCAATGTTTTCTGTATCAGTAACAATTACAGGTTGAGGATTTAAAACAAAATTATCTGTGTCTAATTTTAATTCAACTATTTTAGACTGATCTATTCCTCCCAATGATCCTACCTTGAAGGCCCACTCCTCTTTCAGTGTAATACCACTATCTGTAGTTCTACCAAGTTTATTAAATATTTTAGTGAATGAATTGTTAGTTCCTTTTTCTCTTATGAAACCCTGATACAATCTAAACTGTGTTACTTCGTCTTCCGCTAAATTCTGTAGATAGGTTCTTGTCTGATAGCCGATTGCGTGCCTTGCGAGATCTCTCTGGCTCTGTGAAAGTCCTTCAGTATCAACATCAAAGTAATCTTCCATCTGATTAATTCTAAAATCATAATTAGGAATAAGTCTTTTTTCTGGTGTTGAATCTAGTACGGTCCAATTATTTGCATTAAATTCTTCTAGGCTAGTATGATTCTTCTTGCTAGTATAGTTTACTCCTTGGAAGTTAATAATGTCACCTAGTTTGTAATCAGTAAACGGTTGCCAGGAGTCTATGTTTACATTGTCAAATAGGAATCCAGGTGAAGTGTAATCTCCATCCCAGTCCACGGTACGGAATCCTTGCACCTTGATTCTTTCCTGTCTATAACCTGTTGGCTTATCAAATATTACATCATTGAAAACCGTTCTATCTGAAAATATTGCAACATGTTCCTTGAGAACATAGTTTAATTTTAGATAGAATAAACCTCTTGTGGTATCATTTATGTTAAATGTGAAAGTTTGAAATTCTCTATTCACATCAAAATTATTAACATTCATTGGCTCACCGTTGTCAGTGAGCACGTTGTAATCATAGAAACTGTCAAGTATGTTGTCAACCACTCCAACAGGAACAGTTACCTTAATTTTTTCAGCACCCGGACTGACTGCCAGCAATGATCCAACTGCCCATTCGTTGCGTGTCCAAAACATGAATTCCTTGGCAGCAGTGGTAAAATCCTGCATTGCTTGGTTATCCGCGCTGTAATTGTCAAATATGAATCCTTGGCTCTTTAGATAATCCTCATACCCTAGCAGGAAGTCAACCACATCCTGCACACTATTAAATGTAGTTCCGTAACTGATATTAGCAGTTCTAAATCTGTTGAAGGTTCTTCTTCGCTGTGCTGTTGCTGCTCCTATGATTGGCAATTCTGGAAGTTTGGTCCAATTGTCTTCCTCAAAGGCATCTGCACTGGTGTGGGTGAGTTTAGCCCTATAGAACATGTTTCTGTATTGTACTATTGCGCCATTATTGTACAACTGATTTGACGTCCAGTTAACAAAGGTTGCACTAACTCCACCAACCGATATAGTTGGATCCTTCTGATTCGCAATGGCACGATAAATTGTAAAATAAGGATTAACATCATCATATCCATTTACGATCCAACCACCTTCAGTCTTTTCAAATATGATACCACTATAGCTCACAGTCTGTATTGGTGCGGATACGTTGAAGAAAATATTATAATTTTCCTGGGGTATGAATATGCTTGAACTTGAAGCAGCAGGACTCTTTGAATCCAACAAGTATTTCTGCTGCGTCTTGTCAACGAAACCGCTTAGCCTTGATGTCAATCTCACGTTTATGTTTGAAAGCACATCCTGTGACGCTGGAATTGATTTTCCCTGCGATTTTAGATAACTGGCTAGATAAAAAGCCAATCCAGAAGTTATTGTCTCACCAGTGATTGGTAATTCAATCTCCTGAGGATTTATGAACACTCCTGTGTTCTTGCTTATAATTTGGTCCGCAATGTTTCTCTTAGTTTTGCTTCTGTCAAAGTTTGCGATTATGTATTCAAATGGACGGAGCAAACACAGTGCCATTGTAACAACGAATGGAAATTCGGAACTGCTTCTGTATGCATATTCAGTTGGTGATACGTCACCAAGAGTAAAACTTCCCTTGTTGTTAGTGAGAGTGAAATTTCCAGCCAAGCCACTATCAAGCGGACTCAATAGATTTCCGTGTTCATCAACAGGCACGTGTCTCATTATTGAAGTTCTAGCGTATCTCTTGTAGGTGCCTGCCCTATCTCCTTGTCGGATTATACCATCCCTGATATCCTCCCAAAGGATTAAGTTACCGCTCGTGTACGGTGCAGCACCATATTCATCTTCCCACCATGCGGGTTTTTCAGAGAAACCCAAGCACTCCCACGGGCATCTATGGGGTCTATCTGTGTCATAGAAATATTTGTATACTCCTCTCCACCATCCTGGTAAATTTTCTAAACCATCAGGAGATGTCATGTTCGAGTAGGTATAGGTAAATGTTTCTGTATCCTTCCAGTAATCGTTGGTAGTATATCCTAGATTAGTATTTGCTACCCATCGTAAAAATTCCTGGTTGGCAACTGCATCAAATTCTTCCTTGGTGAATACGGAGTTGCCATAATAACCGCCCAAGTTTGCATCAATATCAAAAACGGAAGGATCATATTCCTGCTTGATGTTGTTGTATATTCTGTATTCCAATTCAAGAAGAACATCATCTCTGAAGTCACCATATGCTATGGTGATGCTACCATCATGCCCCTGTATCACTTCCTGTGGTTCCCTGTAGGTATCGTCCACAAATTTCATGGGAGTGTATTTCTTGTACAGTCCAATGGAAGTTGGTGTTGGTGGTATGTGGCATGAAGCCGTTGACACATATTCTCTTATCTCAATAGTGTCTCCCTCTACCAAATCTATGGAGAGAGTCAAATAAGAAAATTCAGAACTGAATGAATAGTCTCTTTGGTTGAGCAATTGCAAACCATTTTTATAAACATAGACTGCACGCCTGCTTAGAGTTTCTAAATCAAAACCTTCATTTAGAGTAAATGTTCGTATCCCAGTGTCTTCCACGGTGTATTCTGTCTTGGTAAAAGCACCCGTTCCAATCATGTCACTGTCAGCAAATGCGCTGGCAGGGCTCTTGGTTTTGTTTAATTCTTCAAATATTCTATCAACCAAGTCGGGTATGCTTTCGATATCTTCTACTTCATAGGATTTTTTGATGAAGTTTTCCTTGAACAGAGAATACTGTTTCTTTGAATGCTGTAGACTCTTGATAATGTTCAAGTCCTTGTCACACAACATTAGTAGGGCAGATGCCGCAACACCACTATGCTTTAGGAATCTTTTGGCGTTTGGAACGAACTCCGATATATCTCTAAGATTAGAAACTCCAGGAAGATTACCTGTAAATCTCGTGTCGAACTCGAGAGCCGTCCTTACATGATCCGTTGCCTGTCCTAGAGTAAATGTACCGAGTGATTCGTTGAGTGGATTCTTTTCTATTCCAACCGGAATTTCATAATAACCCTGATCCGGCGTGAGTTCTCCCACAATCTTTATCGTGACGATATCTTTGGGTTGGAACGTAGTTGTAAAACTAAACTGGTTTATGTTCCTAGTATAATCTTCCTTGAATTCCTTGCCGTTGAGATAGAAAATTATTTCAGCGCCGTCAGCGAGATTTTCAAAATCAACAGTGTTAAATTCAACAGTGCTGGTAGCATCAACAATTTTTGTGCTATCAACTATGGGCTGTAGATACTTCGTATTGGATCTAATCCATCCATTTTCATAATCATCATTTACCCTATAGTAGTGCTTGTTTATGTTGCTAGTAAAAGCCTGCTGATTTGCAGTGTATGTGAAAGTTTCAGTTTCCCAATTCCAATTAAATTCGATATCGCCAACGTTGTCAATGTTTTGGTATGATATTGCAAATCCTAACTCTGAATCAATTGGTCCGCTGCCTTGCTTGTAACTAAAAATTTTGCTTCCCGCAAAACTCGAAACAGGATAGGTATCAACATTATCCAACGCCACGCCATTCTCATCAAAGGCGTCAAACAATGGCGGTTGGTTTACCGTGGTTTTATCCTGGCTACGGTTCCATACCGTGCCATCATAGTAAAACATCTTGCCGGCGTTTGCGGTTCCCCTGCTGGCTAATACACACTCATTAAGTTGTGGAGCACTGTCAGCAGTTTCTCGTAGGGTAATCTGCCTCACTCCATTATGAACTATAAACTTGACTTCATATATTCTATTATTTGCAAGATTGTCAGTATCCGCAGTTACTAGAACCCTTGCACCCTCAAATAGGCTTTCCCCATCCACGGAATATCCCGTGCTGCCTTCAATAGTTGAAAACACATCCTTAGTATAATCATCCACATAGTCCACTGATTGTTTTGCAGTGGTCCCTTGTTGATACAGTTTTATGTTGGGATGAAATTCTACTATAGGACGCTTTGCCCTTGCGGTTTCTAGTGCGTCAAAATCACTGTCTCTGTAGTTATATGCAAATTCAAGCACGCTTCTGTGGAACCAACGATTGTATCTACTCCATGGGTTCAAATCAGAACTTGCTCTATTAATTGTTACGTAATCCTTATTAGCAGGATACAGTGTTGCATCGTCAAATGGTTGTGTATCAAAACCTTGATTATCAAACAGTATCTCAGGAGTGTTTGCGCTGATTGACGGTGGAATCAAATCTGCAAATCGGATTAGATTGATTGCCTTGCCCACACCCTCAACCAACCACGTATCGGTAGCATACTGTTCGCTCTCAACCTGTCCACGGAATTCAACCACCATGCCGTTTGATAGTTCAACACCATTGGCACTGGTATAATAAGTCTTGCCCAGTATTTCCTTTTCTACATTTATTGCTGTGTTAGATTCAATATCAGCAATTATAAATCTGCCTAATCTGTTAGGATCAGTCGCACTCTGATAGTAGATTACGTCCGGAGCATTCAGTGGAACTTCAAACTTTAGAGTTCCAACTTCAACTGAATTATTGGTTACACCATTATTATAAATTAAACTATTGAGAGAGGCTGAGCTATCCAGCAATTCCCAATCCTGCGAATCTATATCAATGGTGCTGCCATCTCCGGGCAAAATTTCCTGTAGGGCACGCCATAACTTACCATCAAAGACTGCAAGGTCCCCAGGAAAGTAAGTTTTAAGTGGCTCATAATTTAAACTACCAGTATCATAATTTGTTCTTAATACAAAAGGCTCGCCTGGTGAGTTTACTGTAAATTCATATGTCTGTCCCCTGTATAGGGTAATGGTTGGATTGTTTGTTAACCCGTCTGGAGTAAACACCCACGATGAACCTATTCCTTGATTAACCTTGTAGGTTGATTGCACGCTCTGCGCCTGTCCGAAAACAGCCACGGTGGGAGGTCCTGCAGGAACCCAATAGTATTCTCTATAGTTTACAAATTTATCCCAATCAATGGGAGGGTTCCAACTGTAGTGTTCCTGGAATGTAGTCTTATCATCTCTTTCATTACCATTACCAAAGAAAGTTTCAATATTCTTAAAATCTAGATAATCATAGAACTTGGTTACTACCTGATTGTTTTCTACGGTGACACCCGGTTCCAGTTGATATCTACTTCTTAGGGTGTTATCAGTATCAAGATAAACATTATTACCATTATATGTCTTGCCAAACCTTCTACCCACGTATCCGGACAATTTATCCAGTGCACCTGGTTGTATTAGAGGATCAACAACACCAGAAAGAAATTTGTCATTTACATCCGTTCTAAAAGTCTGCGGTAATAAATCGCTAGACTTTCTAATTGGTAATTGACTGTTAGGATATACTTTATCTGCCATTATGCATCACTCACTACTGTACCAGTACCGGTTCTTATTTCAGCAGCAGTAATGCTTGAGACAATTTTTATGTCATCAACCGTTGCTCCGCTTACAAAAATTTCGTCTGGCTTGCTTTGAATTTCGAAAAGGCTACCAAATGATTGATCCGTTGCCCTTGGCAGGATGACAAAGTTTGTGACATCCGGTGCGACTGAATTAATGACATAAGTTGTTAGTTCGCTGAGATAAAATCTATCTCCAAAGTCCCAATTGCTAATTGCAAAAAATCGATTGATAGCATTCACTATTCTTACCTTGAGATCATTATCATTAATTGCCTTGCTTGTATTCTTAACAATCTTAAACTCCGCTTGTAATTTAACTGCTGCCTTGCTACCAAATAAAACTTTATACTTGACAGGATGATAAATTATTTCATCACTTATTGTTTTGATTGCAGACAAATTGCTTCCAAACTCAACCCTTAGGCTGTCAGTAGTCGGTGCCACAGGTTCTGTGGTTGCACCGGCTAGATAATTTCTAAATGCTGTGTCGTAATTTTTTGTTAATAGAAATAAATCAACAATATTAGTAACACTAGGATCTATTCTTCTATCCTCACTAGCAGCATGAGTGTATTGGAATTTTAAATTTCTTCTACCAATGTAAGCAACATAAGAACTGTCTAAGATTAGTGTATTGGTATTTCTATCAACACGCTTCACTCTATTTTCTGCCACGTCGCTAAAATAAATTAATTGTCCATCATCGTAATCGTTTACATTTATTAATGCTTCTCTAGTTGCAATTATAATTGTATTATTTGAATTATCAAATATATTAAATATTTCTGTTCCGTATTCATCGGTGCTTTTTACAAAGAACAAATAATTTGCATCTACATCTGCTCCTGCAACCTGTATAAATGAATCAGGATCATCAACCACTCCATCACTATCACTGTCGTTGAAACTTAATTTAATTTCCTTGCTGCTTTCATATCCGTCATCAAACTCTATTGTATCAGTAATTTCAAACTTATAATCTCTACCTAGTGCTGAAGCACTATTAGTTTGGCTGTTGATGCCTAAAATGTTTACTAGATCCTTGTTTAAAAGTCCTGTTAGATTGTTGTAGGCTTTTTCGTTCTTATCAAAATAAAATCTATTTTGTTCAACACTTCCGAAAACATAATTTAGAGTTCTTATTCTTATAACGTATTGATCGTTTTCTTTAACAAACGCAAACAACCAAGACGCATCTAAGTTTTCATTGGTAGTGTCTCCTGCCTTACCAAGGCTAAAATTATTGATTAAATCCAAGTTTTGATTCTGTATAATCTTCCATGATGTATCAACAGTGCTATATCTCAATCCAAAATTAAGATTAGCAAACATTAAATTTGTAATTTCTGTTTCTAGTGCAACGTCTAAATCGTTCACAAACTTTGGAACTATGTTACTGGCAATTGCGCCTGTTGGAATATTCTCATTAAATGTAATTGGGCCAAGTCCGCTAGCAAGAGCTCCTCTGTCAGCGTTGGTACCATCTCCAACAACACTAGCCACCTTGGTCCATATATAATTTGTTTGTTCTATGTCGGTAGGATTAGTTTCAACCAATTTACCCTTCTTAAAACTAAATCCAGTCGGCGGAATAAATTTTATTGATGATCCAACGGTTAAAAACTTTAGGCTGCTTGTGGAATAGGTTCCAACCTTGAGCAAACTGTTGTCAATGGTGTTGGTAAAATATCCAGTGCCGCTATTCAAATCATTAGTTATGCTTGTCCATACTGTTGTCTGTTCACTGAATGTAACCCTTTCGTATTTTGTTATGTAGAAATTATATAGATCCTTGTCAGAAAATGCTCCTTCGATGTTCTGCCTTAGGAAATTAATAATTTCTGTCTTGCTAGTAAATTTAAGGAATAAACTTCTCTCCGAATCCTGCTTGTAGATATATCCGTCATCCGCAAACACATTTACCGAACTGTATTTGCCGCTCGCATCTATGATGTCATAGTTTCTGCTGATGCCACTCGAAGTCCTATTAACTGCCTTTAATTTTAAAATATTCTGTGAACTTGCTAATGGTGCAAGATTGTAATCCTCACCAGTTACCATCCTATTCTGTGTATAATAAAGTGCTGGTGCATTCTGCCTAATGCTATCCGTGCTTTCACTTGCAGCCGCATTGTTTACCGTGTACTGCAATCCGAGATTAATTGTTAATGTGTGGGCTATGCCAGACTTGTTAACATAGTTAACATCTATCGAAATACCACGCATGTCGGTAGGTGCTATTGAATACTCAAGTCCATTGCTCACCCTATAGAAAATTCTAAATGCACCCTGTGGTAGGTTTCCATAGGTTCCGTCAGCAAATACTAAATTTACCCTATCATTGGGTTGTGTGGAAACTGCATAAATGTTTTTTATGTTTCCAATTAAACTGTTGTAGGCAATGTTATTTCCTGTAAGTGTGTCTACCTTGGTCCACTCAGTTTGCTGTCCGCCCCTTGAATTCAACCCAAATAACCATATGTCATCATTATTGATGTTATTGCTTTCAACTGCAATAGTTTCATTTGTGGTTGGTGTTGCTATGTTAAAGTCCGCAAACTCAAGGCTGCCCTGCTTGAATTGTAGGAAGAAGCCTGTGTTTGCGCTTGATGGGCCCTTGCCATCCTGCCTATATACGAATCCTAATTGGTTTCCTGGAACAGGCTGCTCCTCGTAAATTGTTTCTGAATCCTTAAATGCTGTGCTAACCAACTCAAATGCCATGTTTCTTCCTGCAACTGATTTTGTGAAAGTAAACAGAGGAACATCATTTGTCGTTGTTCTAAATCTATACTGCTCGGTTGGTATACCCTGTATGGTGGCAGATCCTTGTCCCTTACCAAACTCAGTGTTATCAGACATCGCTGCATTAAGTATTAATACAAACTGTTCTGCCCAGTTGGTGTTTGTAGGATCATTCCACTTCACTGTTTGCTGTGCAAGATTCCTACCATTGCTATCTATGATGTCTTCTGTGGTGCTTATTGAATTAAATTTTAGCAGTCCGCTGGCACCTATGTTTCTCTTCGCATTGTATGACAGCATGCGGGCAATTCGTAGAACGCTTTCCTTGCGCTCTGCCAATTCAAGAAAGTTTTCTCTGCTGGCTAAATCCAATCTAAACGAAAGGCTCTGTCCAAGGAATGCAACAGCATCAACCAGCGCCATGTATTCAGAACTTTCAATGTAATCATTAAAATCTTCAGGATAGTTTTCGCGCAGATAGTTGATTATTACCCTGCGAATGTTTTCAAAATCATAGGACTTGAAATCCGCATTTCTAAAGGTTTGATAGATGCGTGTCCAGTCCTGATTTAGTATTAAATTGTTCTGTCTTGACGTTGTGCTCATTAACTAGTATCCTATTGCAATATTTAGCCCTTGTAATTAAGTGCTTAGTTTATAACGGAGTTATTTCTGTCAAAGTTAAACGTCATCCTTTCGCTCACATTGAATGGAACGTAAACCACTTCCGCTTCTATTCGCATGCCCTGTTCCGTGCTAGCAACGCTGACATTCTTCACGACTACCCTAGGATCGTAGTTTATTATGGTTTCCACGTCCTTGGCTATCATGTTCTTGACTTCTGGCGTAAATTGTTCAAAAATCATGTCCCATATGATGGTTCCAAAGGATGGATTTTCCAACTTTTCACCCTTTCTTATGTAGAAATGATTGATTATGTCCTGCTTTACCAAGTCAATATCATACAACTTGAATCCGCTTGACTTGTTCTTGGAGTTAAATCCCCTATAGGTATAGGTATTCGCTCCAGCAGATCCCACACTGGCTGAGTTAACTGCCACTGCCTTTTGATTGTATATCTTCTTCATTGTATTACTCCTCTAGTTCCCTGTCAGTAAACTGTTCCGTCTGCGTTGCCGGAGAAAAGTTTTCATGCAGAGCCCAGGGTTCATGCATGGGGATTCGTTTCATTATTGATTTAATTTTTCCGTCTAGATACTTTAACTTGGGCCAACCAACTTCCACATTGTTGAAAAGTGCCGTATGTAGGTGCAAGTCTGTAATTGTTTCTGCTGCAACTGCTTCATCTGCTTGTCTTGCCTGAGGACCATTCATGTGTATCTGTGCAGCAGTCTCTGTATGATTTCCGCCACTTAGAATATCTGTCGTTCCTCCGGCACTATAAGCATTGTTTCCTTCTGTGTTAAGATCTAAGTTGCCGGTAGTTTTAATTAATGTGTCTCCAAAAACTTTTACTTCGTAATCATGAGGAGTAACAATTCCGTAGCCTGTTGAAAATCTTGTGCTACCTATCACGCTGATGTCCAAGTCGCCGTCAGTAGGAACACCTGCAACATTTTCATAATTCCTAGTTTCTATTTTACCATTGGCACCAATTAACAAATTCATATTGAAGGCACTTTCTATCTGTATTCTTCCTGCTTCAAATTCTCTGCCATCCTGTATCTTAGGAATAGGATTACCATCATCATCTCTTCGATGCAGTTCCGTGGGAGAAACGTATTCGGCAGTTGCCTTCATGTTTATGTTTCTTCCTGCTTCAATGTTCACATCCCTATCAGCCTTAATGTTTAAATCATTTTCAGAATGCACACTGATGCTGTCTGCGGCATACACATCAATCTTTCCATTAGATGTCATTTCAATCCAGGACGTTCCTCTCGAATTTCCTATGTAGATAAGGTCCTCTGAGTTATGCATCAACAGTTGGTGGCCTGTCCTAGTTCTCAGTCTCGTGTATTCATTATACGGAACAGTTGGGTCGCCCTTTTCGTTGGTTGGTTGTGCTTCTTTATCAAAAAATCTTTTTTCAATTAAGTCTATGTATTTTACCGGGCCATCGCTTGCCTTGGTTTGTCTGACATATCTATCATCACCATCGTCCATCACAAACTGTGTGCCACCAAGTCTTGATACCGCTACCCCATCTAATGACTGATTATCAGTTGGTCCTGTTGTCATTCGCTTGCTGCCATCTCTCCAATCCAGCGGACCTGGTGTGGAAATACCAAATACGGAATTAGGAACTTGCCTTCTTGCCGAGCTGGTTGTCACTCCTCTCACATCATCTTCCAGCGTTCCTTGTTCAAGGAATCTATCCGCAATAGGGTGGACCGGTTTCTTAATCTTGTCGGGATCCTTTTCCTGTTCTTTTTGATTGAATCTCTTGTTTATTTCTCCTGTTGGAAGTGGCTGTGCCGTGTCAAATTTTTTCTTGTCCTCATCAGTAAGTTCTACCTGCGTGGTTCCTGCTATTGCCGGTACCATATTATTGGCAAAGTTTGGCGGAAGGCACGCAAACCAATAACCTTCTGCAGGATCTCCATCAACAAACGCACACAAAACTGTGACTCCTACATCTGGTGGGACGAACCACATGCCGTAGGATTTTTGCGTGTCGTTAAAGTTATCATTGTTTTTACCCATTGCTTCGAATGGAGTATAACCAAAGAATGGTGAAGCATAATTTAACGTGTATGTTTGCCTGTCCGCACCTATGTCGTTTCCCTGATCCTTAAGTAGCGTTACACGGAGCCTGCCATTAAACGTTGGATCCATGAGGCTTACTACTTTGGCTAGTTGAATTCCCGATCCTAGGCTAACCCCGACTGTTTCTTTGTTTGGAACTCTTCTCTGTATTGCCATTTTATGTTACACCTTCGTTTAATTCTATGTCAAATTCACGCTCTTCCTGATTTTGATTCATTAAAAAGTCATCTTCGGTATTTTTAGTTTCTTCACTGACATTAGTTTTTTCCGTGGATTCTCCCTCTATCACTGTCGTTGATGTTTCCTTGTTGGTGTTAAGATTTTTGCCGTCATAGTCAGTTGGTTGTCCTTGCATTCTAATGCATCTTAATTCTTGCGTAAATTTTCCATCACTAAACCTGCTTGTACATCTTACTACTCTGTATATACCGCTAAATGGACTTACCTTATCCTTGTTTGAAAATTCAACCAATCCTGTTTTTTCGTTTATGTCCGCAGGAGTCCTAAAGGTTAGATATATGTAAACATCCTGAGCTTCGTAGTTCATGGTGCCATCTTCCGTGAGCTGAGAACTCTGTGACGAAGGTGCGGAAAAATAATTGCTGAGTCCGCTATCAACTAGATAGTATGTGTCGCCCATTATGGTTAAATCAACCTTAACCAAGTCACTGCTGGTAACGTTAATAAACGCATCATAAAAGTTTTCGGCAATTTTTTGTTCAACATCAGCATCACCACTACCACCTCTCATTATAGAAAATAGATTGGGGTTTTTCTTAACCTTTGATTTACCAAGATTGGCTGCCTGTGCCGCAGTTTCATTTCCTGTGTTTGTTTTTGTAAGAAATGGTTTTCCTTCAACAGTGTTTGTCTGATCTGGTTTCTGTTCAGTCTTGGTTTTGGTTTCTGATTGAGGGTTAGCACCACTGTAGAATAGATAGTTTATCTCTATATTAAAATCCAATATTTCCGTGTTCTGTCCTGTGTAGATGTATTCGTATTTTTTAACAATCTGTTTTTCCAATTCACTATATCCCACAGGAATGGAGTTAGGATTTCCAAATATGCTTGAATGAACCTTGAACGGCACTACCCTGTAGATGAATTTCTTTGCAAAATCTCCAATGCTGACATCATAGTCAAGAAACTCAACCTGCACATCAATCTTGAACCAGTCAATCATTCCGTCAGCCTTTGTTGCCTTCTGCGTTGCCTGCTTTGCCCATGTTGAACTAAGAATAACCTGGGTAATGATGTCTGTTAGTTTTTGTTTTTGCGTGAAGTGAAAGGATCTATTCTTTTCATCTACCTGCATGATTCCTCTAATCACACGCTTGGTTTCTTCGTCAACCACATCCTTATCATTCTTGAATGGAAAGTTACCGCCTTTCTTTACGTCAAATCCAAAGTCGGATTTGGATATAGGATTGCTGCCAACGTTCTTGCTCGTCGTGGCATCAACATCAGTGCCGCCAACAGATTTGTTTGATGATTTTTCTGGATCCTCAGTTGCTCCTGCGGAGTCATTGCTCTGTTCATTAAAATTTGTAAAACGCTGATCTGGTGTTTCGGGAAAATGAATTTCGTATCTGTCCTTGATTTTGTATCTTCCTTGTTGGACGTTCAGTTCTTCATTCTTGTTAAGCAGTGCTACCAGGCTATTATTTCCGGTTGCCAATACATCTTTTACAGTTCCTCTTTCGTCAACCAGTCCTTGATTAAATGCTACCGTGGGTGTTCCTGTCGAAACTGAAATATTAATGTCCGTAAATGCAGTATCAACAGTATCGGAAAATCCTTGATAGTTATATGGATACGCTTCGACCGCGTACTTACTACCCGTTTCGTCAACGTTAAATGTAACCTTCTTTAATTTCAATATAAAGTATTTGGGCTTGATTGTTTGCTTAACTTGTGAATTGTCTTCAAATCCTATAATGTCAAGTTTAAGCAGAAATGGCGAGTCCAGATAGTTTACATATCCAGCCTTGATTGCCGCATTCTGTAGAGATTGTAGTAGCAGTCCCATCGAATATGGCTCATAAATTTCAAACGTAAAACTAATTGCATTTTGATTTCCGGTCTTAGGGTTTGCTGCAATAACGGATACCATTTCAAAATTGTTTATAAAATATTCTGGAGTTCCAAACGCTGTGTTTACCCTTTCAGCATCTGCCCTTCCTGCACTTGAAAATACTATGCTGGATGATAGATTAGAAGTTCTAGTCACTTCCTCATCATTTCCTAATACAGGATCAAGTATTGTTTGGGTGGTCGACACGTCATAGTTCTGTGACGCAAAACTAAATCCTACTGCATTTCTATATAGATTAGGATTATTAAACTGCTTGGGCGTCAGCACTGCCAGCGTCCACAAATGATTTATTGATGCAAAATCATCCAATGGGTTGGGCACAAGACCGTTAAGATTAGTTCCTGATGTTCCAGCATTAGTTTCTTGGCTTGATTCCTCAATATCTCCCTTGCCTTCCTCATCAATGTTATTAACTGCTGCTTCTTGTTTGAAAGCAACCTGTCTGATAAATCCCCTTGCTACGGCTGTTTCTTCTGCTGTTGGCTGTTTCTGTGTTCCGTCCGGTTTCTTGTTTTGGTATGCATCCAACTGCTCCTGGGTTCCATACACCTTAACATCCTGGCCGTTGATTCGTGTTACGATGTAGGGATTTTTTCTGGTCTCTTCAGTGATGTTAACGTTAGAGGCTCCGCCTGTTGATTGTATTCTATACTCTTTTAGGTCCGCCATTCTAGACTCCTAAAAATTTCTTTAGATTGGAATTCTTGGGGATATATATTTTTGTGCCAGGAACAAAATCATAGATCGGATCCTTAATAGTTTCCATGTTTCTTTGAACAAACACCCACCATAATTTAGGATCACCATATAGGTCGTAGGCCAATAGATCAGGTCGACGCTCATATTGGCTCTCAATCGTGTATAAAAAATCGTCCTTCTGTGCGGGAACAGGCCTGATGCTTAATAGTTCAAGATACAGATTGTTCTGCTTGGTTGCCGAATAGGGTGATGATTGCTTGTATACCGCCATTATTATAAGTATCCCATCTTGCCAGGAGTTTGTAAATTTCCTTTTGCGTAATCCTGTAGGCTAAACTGCCTTAGATTTCTTCTATTGTAGACAGGCTGAACAATAACATTAATGGTACTCGTTATAGGTACCCATGTTCCTGTACCAAACGCATTACAACGTATGTAATTTACATCTTCAGTAAAATCCACACTAAATGATTTAACAACAACAGGCACGTTATCAAACACGCTGGCACCATATCCATTTAGTATACAGATAGGAGGGGGTGCACCTTGAAGTGCGCCCCTGCCAAAGAACATCTTTGTAACAGTTTTAAAGAATGTTGTTGCTGCGATCCAGTATGCTGCTTGATCCTCTTTTTCAGCAACGAATGTTCCTGAAATATTGATTTCGTCTACCTGTGAATTCTTATAGGCCTGGAATGGATAGTTGTTATGCACGGGATCTATTGAAGAATAAGTTGCCTTGGTTGAAAAAGTTATTTCTGGTAGTATAGGAAATACAACTCCGTCCGATGCTTTAATAAGGTCTATTATTTTATTTCCTGCAAAAATGTTAAAATCACAACCGATCCTCACACGCCAGTCATCTCCGTTTGAAGGCAACACTTGAATTCCTTCTCCTTGTGTCTGGAACAATTCTCCTTCCTGGGGTAGGTTGGCTCCGCGCTTTAGGCTTAGGAAATCGTTTAATTTTCCTGCACCTTCTGATATGGCACTTGCTATGCTTGATACTCCTCCAGCAAGATTTCCTCCTGTTAGTTTACTTGCCAGCGCACCAATTTCCTTTCCAGCACCTGCTGCTGCTCCCAACACACCTTCTGCTGCATCTCCTATTGCATTACCAAAACTTCCTATCGTGCTAGTAAGAGAACTTATCGAACCGTCGCCAACTTTATTTGTAATCACATCAGCAACATTGCCCATACCTGTGTTTATTTGATCGTTAAAGGTAGCACCCGCTGCTGCTGCCTGGTTAAAACCGCTGGTAAATCCTGCACCCAGTTTATCCATCTTGGCATCTAGCCTAGCCTTTTCAAACTGGTTTGAAATTTGAGATCCTGCCTGTTCGGCGGCCTTTAGTCCTTCAGAAACTGCACTGTCAATCTTAGCAACCAATTGTGCTTGTGGATTAGGTGGTAAACTCATTTTGGTAATATTTCCTTATCTTTACTCTATTTATTTCTATCATTATGTGCTATTATAATAAATATTAGGAGAACGTTCACAATTATGCAAAAAATTAAATATCTAACAAACAAAGACCTATTGGCAGAGATACACCGCAGTAAAAACACATTTTGCTCCTATGTTGACCCTGAATATCATCAATTCGATGTTATCCTGCCAAGTCTTGAAAAAATTAACATAAGAACCATTGCAGAAGCAAAAAGGAATCGTGCTTCAAGATTGGCTAAACAAAATCATGAAGCGGCCGTAGAGGCTGCTGGTAAAAAGATTCCTGCAAAGCAGTTTGAAATTGATTATCGCAAGATGGAAAAAACGGATCTAATCTTCCGCATTATGACATTCGAACACATTCCGGAGGATCTTACAAGGAAGAAAACCAAAAAGTCTGTTGCCGATAGGCACGTAAAGGTAAACTTTCCACCGTTCCAACATTGGAAGTTTGATGAAAAGAACAACTTAATCTGCGTGGGCAAGAGCCACTGGGAAGGTGGTATGGAAAATGGGTTTTTCAATCCAAAGGTTGGCAAGGCAACCAACAAACTAGCACTTATGTGGATGAAACTGTGCGACAGATACGCAACACGTGGTAATGTTAGAGGCTATACCTATAATGATGAGATGAAAGGACAAGCCATTTTACAACTAGCACAGATTGGATTGCAATTTGATGAATCAAAATCACAGAATCCATTCGCATACTATACCGCGGCAGTTACCAATTCATTCGTTAGAATCATTAATATCGAAAAAAGAAACCAAAATATTCGAGATGACATACTCGAAATGAATGGAATGAATCCGAGTTGGACACGACAAAATGCGGATAGAGACAATGGTGATACTGTTCCGCGTGGTGAAAAGAAAAAGTCTTGACAAGTTGTCTAATTTCCATTACAATATAGTAAGGAGTAAAAATGCCGTTATTTAAAAAAGCAGCCTGCTTTACGGATATTCACTTTGGAATGAAGAGTGGAAGCAGGACACACAACATTGATTGTGAAGAATTTGTAAAATGGTTTTGCGAAGAAGCCAAAGCCGCTGGTGCTGAAACCTGCATCTTCTTGGGAGATTGGCACCATAACCGTGCAACCACAGACGTTAGCACAATGAACTATACAGTTTCCAATTTAGAAAGACTCAACGAAACATTCGAAAAAGTTTATTTCATGGTTGGTAACCATGACTTGTTCTATAAGGACAAGCGTGAGATTAACTCCATCGAGTTCATGCGATTGTTTCCTAACATTATTCCTATCACGGAACTATTTACGGAAGGTGAAGTAACACTTCTTCCTTGGTTGGTTGGTGAAGAATGGAAGAGTGTTAAGGATATCAAATCAAGATACGTGTTTGGACACTTCGAGCTTCCGTACTTTAAGATGAATGCAATGGTAGAAATGCCTGATCACGGCGAACTACAGGCAAATCATTTTGTCAATCAGGAGTATGTGTTCTCAGGACACTTCCATAAGCGACAGACAAAAGGCAATGTAACCTATATTGGTAACGCATTTCCACACAACTACGCAGATGCGTGGGATGATGAGCGTGGCATGATGCTGTTGGAGTGGGGCGGGGTTCCAGAATACAAAACTTGGGCGGATCAGCCAGTATATAGAACGTTTAAACTTTCGCAACTATTGGACAAACCAGAAGAGCATCTTAGAGAAAAGATGCATGCCCGTGTAACCATTGACGTGCAGATTACCTTTGAGGAGGCAAACTTTATTAAGGAGCAGTTTATTCCGCAGTTTAAATTGCGTGAACTCATGTTGATTCCAGAAAAGGTAGAAGTGGAGTCAAACATTGATCCTATAGACTTATCATTTGAAAGCGTTGATACCATCGTAATGAATCAGATTGAACAGTTGGACAGCGAAACGTATGACAGGCGCATGCTAACGGAGATTTATCAGGACCTATGATTAAAATAAAAAACATCACGGTAAAAAACTTTATGAGTGTGGGCAATCAAACCCAGGCCATTGACTTTGACAAGGGCGAGCTCACACTTGTGCTAGGTGAAAACCTAGACTTGGGCGGAGATGATAGCGGTTCCAGAAACGGCACTGGTAAAACCACTATCGTCAACGCACTAAGTTATGCAATCTATGGAAATGCCTTAACAAATATTAAACGTGATAATCTCATCAACAAGATTAACGGCAAGGGAATGCTGGTTACGATTGATTTTGAAAAAGATGGAGTTGAATATTCTATCCATAGAGGAAGAAAACCCAACGTATTAAAATTCACAGTTAATGGAACTGAACAGGAACCATCTGATACCGATGAAGCACAGGGAGATAGCAGAGAAACGCAGAAGGATATTGAAAACCTGTTTGGCATGAGCCATGACATGTTCAAGCACATTCTTGCATTGAACACATACACCGAACCATTCCTTGCTTCAAAGCCAAACGATCAGCGTGCTATCATCGAACAACTGCTAGGAATTACACTGCTTTCTGAAAAGGCAGAGGCACTCAAGGAAAAGATGCGCCAAAACAGAGACGCCATTAATGCAGAAAATACTAGAATTGAAACTGTCAAGGCAAGCAACGAAAGAATTGAGCAGAATATAGAAAGCCTTGAACGCAAGCAGAGGCTATGGGAAGATAATAAACAGCAAACCGTTAAGGAACTGGAACAGAGCATTGCTGCATTGGAAAAGATTGACATTGAAGCGGAAATTGAGGCACATAGATGTTGGGAGAAATTTAACGCAGACAAGAATAAACTGGAAGAAGCACAGCGTTGGATGGCTAACATCACAGCCGATAACGAAAAGCAGGAAAAATTAATTTCTAAACTGCAAAAGGAACTGGAATCAATTGACAAGCACGAATGTTATGCGTGTGGGCAGGAGATACACGACAACAAGCAGGAAGAAATTAAGAAGCAGAAGGAAGAAATGTTGCAAGAAGCAGCACAACAGATCCTGGCCAACGAAACGCAATATGACGAACACGCAAAAGTTGTAAAGGACATCGGAGAACTTGAAAACTGCCCCGTAACGCAGTATGATTCAGTGGAAGAAGCATACAACCACAGGAATACGGTCGAGAGTCTGCAGAAGGAACTAGGACAGAAGCAGGAAGAAACTAATCCTTATGCGGAACAGATTGAGGATCTAAAGGAAACTGCACTACAGGAAGTGAGTTTTGACGCACTGAATGAACTTACAAAGGTAAAGGATCATCAGGATTTCCTATACAAATTGCTCACAAACAAGGATTCGTTTGTGCGTAAAAAGATTATTGAACAGAATCTAGCATATCTAAATCAGCGTTTAACATACTATCTTGCCAAGGTAGGATTACCACACATTGTGGAATTTCAGAACGATTTAACGGTGGTTATTACACAACTGGGACAGGACTTAGACTTTGATAATCTCAGTAGAGGTGAACGAAATAGACTCATTTTAAGTCTAAGTTGGGCATTTAGAGATGTATGGGAATCACTATATCACGGTATTAATCTACTGTTCATTGATGAATTGGTAGACAGTGGTATGGATAGTGCTGGTGTTGAAAGCAGTATTAGTATTCTCAAGAAAATGACACGAGAAAGAAACAAAAACGTATTCTTAATTTCGCATAGAGATGATCTAGCAGGGCGTGTTAATCATGTATTAAAAGTAATCAAGGAGAATGGATTTACTTCATATTCAAACGATATAGAAATAGTCCAATAGTTTTATGGCAACTGATAGTCATGACAAGATGATCGAAGCATTCCAAAACTATTTCAAGTGGCAGGAACGCTTTGAATACAAAGGAAGTGATGAAGCCGGAATCAAGAGTAGATTTTGGCTATCCGAGATACGTAATTTTGCAAGTGTAAGGCGCAAGGAAATACAAGATAAAAGGCAGGAAAGAAAGCAAGCCAGAAAAGGCATGGTTGGTCGTCCATCAAAAGTAAGTAACACTGATGGAGACAGCGAGTTGGACATTTGAAGGCAAGACTATTGACAGTATTCCTGATGAATACGAAGGCTTCGTTTATCTCATTACCAATACTACCAACAATAAAAAATACATAGGCAAGAAATTAGCCAAATTTAAAACCACAAAGCCACCTCTCAAAGGCAAGAAAAATAAACGCAGAGGCCATAAGGAGTCAGACTGGAAGGAATATTGGGGTTCATCCGATAGGCTACAGGCTGACGTAGAAGCATTAGGTCCAGAAAATTTTACAAGGGAAATACTTTACATGTGTAGAGGCAGAGGTGAAATGTCATATCTCGAGGCAAGAGAACAGTTTGATCGTAGGGTATTGGAATCAGACGATTATTACAACGGCATAATCAATGTTAGAGTAGGCGGTTCAGACAAATTGCGCAAGGCACTCCTAGAAAGACACATCAAAAACAAGGCTTAACATAGCAACATGGTTTGGTCGGGGCTGCTCGACCCATCTTGAGGACGCCTGCCGTGTGGGCAGTGTGCGTTCAGATACTGGTGCGTTGCAAGGACAATGCTAACTTAAGGCATGAAAGATGTGGCTCTGTGAAAAAGATACAACCACAAAGCAAGTGATTTCGACTGTTAGGGATTAACTGCTTTCCGCGGATATTGCGAATGCTGAAGTAGGGGGTTGAAGGTCTGCCGCCTCCACACATATTATATGTAATCTTCTTTAACAGGTTGGTGACGCTAACTCACATGAAGCTCAACAACACTAATTCGTCCGGCAACGGGCGAATTGTGGCTCTACTATCTACATGATGCTAACAAAACTGCTTCGCAGTTGTTGTGTTCATATATATAAAGTAAGAAAGAAGAAAAAATGCGTTGAGCGCAAGCGAAAACGCATAAGATCTTTAGATCTTACTCACAGTGTAAAGGAATAAATAACACTACATAACAGTTATGGAAAGATAATCAATGCGTTTAGAAGAAATCATTACGGAACAACAGATCGATGAAGCACCTCAGGGTTTTTTATCAAGAATGGGTTCACGAGTAAAGGCATTTGCGGGTGATAAACGAGCACAGGGAGATCTGGAAGCAGGCAAGGAAGCAAACTGGTTGAAAGATCAATTTGAAATCTACCTTGGAAAAATTAAAAAAGACGCTACACCACAATTATTAATAGACTTTCTTAAGAAAAACAATTACCCAACAGGAGCCGCCGAAGAGGAAATGTCCAAGGTTACAACCGGGCAGAAGATTGGATCCGCTGTAGGAACGGTTGCTGGTGGTATAGGAAAAGGAATTAGCAATGTTGCCAAGGGCATAGGAAACGTTGCACAGGGAGCAGTTGATGCAGTTAAGGGTGGTATAAAAGGTGCCAAGGATGCAATGGCAAAACAAGATGCACAGAAGTCCGACACCGATCAAAATACAAATACACAAACAGGAAACCAACCCAATCAAAACACACAAACAGGAAACCAACCCAATACAGATAATGGAATATCAATCAAGGGTGGCAAGAAAAAGATTCCATTACCAAGCGAGAAAAAACTTGTTAATCAATCAATTGACTGGAGCGAAGCACAGTTTATATTTGAGGACGATGCCGCAGTAGTATTAAGTAGCGGACAGTTAGATAAGATTTTTATGGCAGCAGTTAGACAGGCAATTGAACGCGATGAAGGTGGTCAAATAGACACTGGCAAGGGCAGTGCGCCTGCGGATGCACAGGGTGGTGGTTTTGGCGGAGCATTGAAATCCGCGGGACAATCAGCCAAGGATCAATTTGCAAAACCCGGTTCAAAATTACCGCCAGAACTCGCAGATCAATTATCTAATCTTCCGATGAGAGAAAAACAACAATTAATGAGGTTGCTCTAATGAGACTTGGCCAGATACAAAATAGAAAGATGGTTACTGAAGAATTTGGTAATCCCCAACTAACACTTTTTGAACAGCGTGTGATAACACCCTGGGTGGCCAGTGTTGAACAGGTAATTTTTGAAGCAGCACTTTCGCAGGATCAAATTGCGGGAATATTCAAGAGCGTTGAACAGAATGCCGGAGACAATAGAACGCTGGCGGGCAAGACCGTTGACATAGCAAAACTGCCCGTGGAGGCCGTGAAAAAAATTGATGACCTAATCAATCAATTGGGCGGAATGGTTCAGAAGGCAGGTCCGATCAAAAATGCGGATGCAGAATTTGAAAAGCTCAAACAACAGATTACGGCAAACAACAAGGATTCAAAGATTGTCCAAGCCATTCAGGGCGTAAGCAACTGGGCAAAGGAAAATCCAGGCAAGGCAACCATAGCAGTGGGTATCCTAACAGCAGCCGCTGCACTTGCAGCCGGACCAGCGGGCGGCGCAGTAGCAGGTTTCCTTGCACGAGCAACAAAAGATTTATTACAGGGATCAAAACTTTCAACAGCGGTTGGTAAGTCAGTCAAAACAGCAGCATATGGTGCTCTTGCTGGTGCAGCAATCCAAGGCATAAGTGACAACATCATTGACAATATTGCAAGTGCCAGTGAAGCAGAAGCCGATGCCATGTTGGATCAATTTCAAAAAGCCAACTTTACAGCGGCAGTGGACAAGGCAGTAGCAGATGCAGGTTTTGATGCAGGTGTGCTTGATGGTGCTCAGAATTTAAAAATGTCAGGTAACATTAACGGATTCTTTTATAACTATGATTTAACAATGACTCCTGATCAAGTAGCACAATACAAAGAATTAACTAATGCCTATTATGCGGCAGATACATTTAGTCCAGAATACTATGAAGCAGCAGGCAAGTTACACGGTTTCCTATCTACCACACAGGAAGCAAATGCAGATCTAACAGCACTTGCAAAGACAATTGGAGATATACCTAAGGATCAACTAACAGGTCCTCAGATGGATGCTGCCATTGCCGTGCTTGATAACGCAGATGCAGCAATTGAAAAAATTATGGACATCGGTGGTGGCGCAGCCGCAGCAGCACAGGGTGCTCTACAGACGGTTGATGATAATGCAAAAAATATGCACGACGCAAAACCCATCAGTCCAGAAGAAAAAGCAGAACTTACAGACGGAGAAGCACCTAAGGAAAGCAAAACATACGTAGGACAGAAACTTTCCGAAGGACAAATTTATCTACTGTTTAACAGATTAGAAACAGTAAACACCCACATGCTGGAAAACAAACTGATGTTTGAAAGCGTGTTTGATGCACTCGCACACCGCAACAAACAGACAATCAATGAAGGACCACTTGATGCAATTAAGAAAGCAGCGACAGCGGTTGGCGGTTTCATGAAGGGTGCAGGCAAGCAGATTACCACAAAGGTAACCGCAGAAAAGTTAATGAGTGCATGGAAGAAAGCAAATTCACCCACAGACAGCGCAGAAGTTTACGACATTATCAAGAACATGGGTGTTGCAGATGATGTTATCAAGGGCACTTACGATTCGATGAAGATTGAAGTTCCTAAGGCAACGGATGCACCGGATGGTGATAAAGATGAAACAGCAGCAGATTCAGAAACAAATGCAGATAGTCCTAAGGATTCAACAGCAGGCGATGAAGGTTCAAGCACCACTGACACAGGCGCGGCAGATACCAATGCAGGCGGAGACGAACCAGCAGCAACAGATGACACAACAGATGATGCAGATGCACTAGGCAAAGCAAAGGAACAGAGAGCCTTAAGACTTGGAAGAGGTCTTTCTCCACAGGAAGAAAAACAAGTAGAAAAAGAATTTACAGCAGCCAAGGAATTGAAAAAGCAAGGCATTGAAAAGGGAACCGAAGTCACATTCAAGACAAGTAAAGGTCAACAGATGAAAGGAACAATTGTTGGCCCGTCCGAAGATGGTCGTGAAACCCACCTGTCAATCAAGGACGAAAAGAACAAAACTTATAATTTTCCAAAAGCGGGTCTTATGGATAAAACTGGCAAACCAATTGCCGAACCAAAAGCAGGATCTCCCGATGCTTCACCCGAAGACAATCTTGACAAGACAGGCAATCCAGTAGGAGCACCTACAGATGGCGCCACAGACACAAATACAGCGTCAACAAGCGGTGGTCAAGGCGGAGACACTACAACTACACCAACAGATCAACAAAACACAGCACAGAGCCCTACAACTGCTCCTGTGGACATAAAATCACTTGCTTCTGAAATTAAAAAATTAGGACCCGATGCTGTAAAAGATGCTAAGAAATTACTAGCGGCCTAGAAGAAAGGCAACTGCGTTTTCTTAGTTGTTTCGATATTTTCTTTGATTATTTCGGCTACGATTTCTCTCTCTTCATAACCCAGAGTCATGCCTTCACTGTAAGAAAGACCTCTCATATACCAACACATTTTGAGAACTTCTTTCTTGATTTCCCTTGCCTCTTTATCGAGTTTTTTTACTTCCTGCAAGATCTCCGGCAAGGGAAGGGTTAAGATCTTGCGGCGAAAAAATCCGCTTGATCCATAGTAATGCCTATATCAAATGTGTGTTCGCACTTATCACATTTTGCATTCTTAACCTTAAGTTCAAGGGTCTGCTTCATTTCCTGTAGTTTTTTATTGATACTTTCAAAAATACCATGTTCAGCATTTAGAACAAATGCTTTAATTGCATCTCTGTTAGATTCTGATCCATTCGGAGTATCAATTTGATGAACTGCGTCTGCAATTAGTTCAACAGTAATTTCGGTAATCTTAACAAAGCTCACGCCAAATCTATCAAGTTTTTCTTCTTCTGACATAGTAGTATCATTTACGATGTTAAAGATTTTTTCCTGTTCGATTTTGCTAATAGTGTGCTTGGTAGTTTCTCTGTACGTAAAAGGACGAATGTGAAAAGTTAAATCACCAACTTGGAACTGTTTGATGTATTGGAACTTTGCCATTTGATCTAAAAAGTCCGTTAGATTGTATTCATGTCTTAGTTCTTCCTTGCATTTAGGACAATTTGAATCAATGTCCATCTTTTCGCCATAGGTTGCAATTCTAATAGCAATTAGTGTTGCATCAACATCAATAGAAGGCATCTTCCAAGCATCTTTAATACTAGGAATGCAGCTCTGTATTACGGCTACAGTTGATTGTCCGTTCATTAGTGCGTCCGGGGTCTTGAACATAAGTTCGTCTCTGGCTGTCATAGAATAGACAGCATATTGTCCGTCCTCACTTTTATCCAATGCGCCTTCGGGATAGAACTCTCCCTTGCTGGGCAGGCTAATGTAAATTTTAGGTTGCCTATAGTAGGCTGATAGAGGACTCTGGCTTTCTTTTTGAGCACCAGGAGTTCCGGCTATCTCTACCTTTGGTAACTCAGTATTTTGGTCCATTTTTTTCTCCGATAAATAATATATTATTGCCGTGTAGGCAAATGTATTTATATGCGTATATTTCTGGGAAAAAAATAAATGGCTGAAGTAACAGGACAATTTGGACAAGAAGACATTATTCTTAATAATGCTGCGACCGAAGCCACTCTCAAGCAAATTTTGGAAATGCAGAAGATCATTGCTGCAAATGCGGCAAAAGGCTTCAAAAGCGGTGAGGATCTTGACAAGGGCATTAGAGAATTAGCCCAAAAATCTAGAGATGCAGCCAAAGCAGGCAAAAAATTTAAAGAGAGCAATCTAAGAGCTTATAAGGCACAAGAGCAAAATACTGATGCGGTTGAAAAAAATACCGATGCCCTAAGAAACAAAATGCAGGGCTTGGCCAATGTTATCCGTAAGGTAGCAACAGGTGGTCTTGAATTCCTAAAACGTGTAAGTGCAGCAGCCGATGGTCTAGCGACCATGGATGGATCGCTGACCGGTGCCACACAAACCATTGCCACAGCGATGGGATCTATACCCGGTTTGGGAATGGCTGCAGAAGCAACTGCTGCTGCTCTTATGCCAACTGTGGCAGCACTAGATAGAACTAGAGATGCATTCCAACAAGCAGCATCAGTAGGTGCTAACTTCAGCGGTAATCTCAACGGAGTTGTTACAGCAGCAGGCAAGATGGGCTTGACTCTAACCCAATACAGCAACATGATAGCCAACAACAGCGAAGCACTAATGCTGTTTGGAGGCGACACGGCAACCGGAGCCAAAGAACTTGCAAAATTTGGTGAAAAGTTTAAAAAGAGTCCTTTCTTTAATGATCTAGCAAGATTAGGTTATAGTACAGAAGCAATGAATGAAGGCTTCCTAGACTACGCCAAGATGCTAGCAAAGAACGGCAGACTGGAAGGCATGACGCAAGACCAGTTAATGGAAGGCACGCACGAATACATGAAAAACTTGGATGCAGTATCCAAGTTAACTGGTAAGAGCAAGGAATCACTACAGGCAGAAGAAGACGCTAGACAGGCTGATGCGCAGTATCGTATCATGATGTCTAAACTCAATCCGAAGCAACAGGCCGAGATGAAAAAACTGATGGACTCGGTTCCTGAAGCACACAGAGCGGGCATCAAGGAAATTTTAGCGACTGGTACAGCAACATCCGATGCTGGTATAGCCGCCATGACATATCTAAAAGAATCTAGTGGCATGGCGCAGAACATGTATCAACAGATTAAAACAGGAACCTTGGGTGAAAAATTTGCTGATGCCTTTTACGAGACTTATTCAAAAGAAGCAGAAGCATTTGCAAAGTCGGCGACTGGTGAAGTACTTGGTTTATTTGACAAGGAGATGGAAGGATTTGTCGTGGCTGCTCACAATGTTGCTGCACGTCAAAAATCATTGGAAGAAGTTACCAAGGATATAGAAACAACAATTGAGAATGCCAAGAAGGGAGTCAAATTTACGGAAGATGGCGAACCCATAATTGATCCTGCTACCATAGAATCTTTTAGAAATCAAATTAATACAGCCGCTAACAAGATGACTTCTAATCTAAATCAGATTAGCATCAAACCTCTCACAGACATGTTTGCCGACGGTGGCCCAGTTGATTTGGCTTTGCAAAATCTTCCCAGAGTATTAAACAAATCCGTAGAAAATATTGACAAGATACAAGCAGGAGCAATAGCCGCCGAAGCGGCATTGTTTGCTCTTGAAAGTGCGGCCTTTGCGGCAGCACTAGCCATGGGCGCACAAGGATTAATGTCCATAGTCAAAGGCCCATTAAAATTATTAGGCAAGGCATTTACAGGCAGTGCTAATGCAATTGGAAATGTTGGAAAAAAATTACTTCCTAAGGCAGTAACAAATCTAGCAACTAAGCCAGGAGTGGGCGGATCCCTACTTAGAGGTGCGGGAGCCGCAGCAAGATTTGCAGGCCCAATAGCAGCCATAGCAAGTATAGGATACGCAGGATTCAAGGGTGTCCAGGCAGGAATGAATGCTGAGGATTACCTAGGACTTGACGAAGGCGAAGCAGCCACTATGGGAGAAAGGTTCTCGGCTGGCGCTGGTGCATTTGTCGAAACCCTATCATTTGGTCTACTTGATGGCAAGAAGATGGCTGAAAAATTGGTGAATCTAACTGGCGCCGGTGTCAACACCATGGAAGAGTATGAAGCGGAAATTGCCAAGGAAAAGGCAAGGCTCGAGAGAAGTTTGGCTGGCGAGGACGAATATGGCATAATGGATGGCGGACTTGGTAGAGAAAGTTATGGACAGGCACAATCCAGAGCAAGAATCCTCGATATGGAAAAGAAGATTGCGGAGCTCAAGGCAGAAGAACTTAAAAAACAGCAGGAAGCAGGAAACCAAATGCCAGCGATGTTTGCAGGTGGTACTTTAGGAAGCCTAAACAAACTGTTTGGAAACTTTGGTGAAGGAACTCCAGCAATGCTACACGGAATGGAAGCAGTAGTAACTCCAATGCAAATGGCAGAAGTTGTGGCAAGTGGTGTGACAGGAACCATGCGTTCGTTCATCGGCAGTGTCCAAAATATGCTAATAGCAGACGAAGAAAAAGCAACCAAAGATCTTATGAGTGCAGGAACCACCACTGCTTCAGTTACTAAGTCAATAGATCATGGACAATCCACAAACTCACAATTGACGATCATGAAAGAGTTAAATAGTAGCATACAAGAACTAGTAGGATTAACAAGAATTAATAACACTCTAACCCAAAGACATATTGGTGTTACGTCGGGGTTGACAAATGATGCATTTGCTGTATAATAATATAGGATAAGAAATGAGTTGGAAAAAATACTTTACGCCGGTTAACACCGAAAACCAATCAGGATCGTACAGCCCAATAAGTGGTGGCGGACGACCTGGTCCAGCACGTTCCAACTATTCATCATATCTACCGGATGTTTATGCAGGAAGTCCAAACCGCATTGAAAAATACATGCAGTATGATACAATGGACATGGATTCAGAA